TATACCAACAAATGCCCATATACCGCTTCCTACAAGCCCATACCAAAGATTAGATGGATAGACATTCATGCTTGTTAAGGCAATGCCGATAAGACATAGAATTGTTCCAATCCATTTAAGCATTTCGATGGTATATATCTTTTTTATTATTAATCATGCTAATAATTAGCTCGTCTATGCTAAAAAACCATTGAATTTCTTTCATTCCATTTGATTTATAGATAGTAAAGCTCATTTACTTTTTGACCACTCATCCATTGCTTTATCGAATAAACGCTGTAGTTCTATATTTTCTTCTTGTAGCTTATCTATTTCAGCTTGTTGTTGGCGTAGCGTTTCAGCAGCCTTTTGTATATGCGTACCAGAGTAAAACTGTTCTAGTCTATCAGCTAAATCATTTGTATCCATATCTATCTCCACCATTCCAGCAAAAGGTATTGGCACAAACATTTAGCCTCCCAATGCTTTAGTTTTTAATTCAATCAATTGTTTTGCAAGACCATCCGATTCAACAACATCTAACAACTTTAAATGGTCAGAAGTTTTGCATCTTCCGTTTTGGTACAAAGATCCAGTTACGCAATCCATCATGTACTTTGTTTCATTTGTATCAGAAACTATAACGACAGGAGTTACAACAATATCACCTTCATTGGTAATTCCTTTGTAAAGCAATCTATCTTTTAACCAAGCTAGTTTTAATTTTTTAACTTGCCAGGATGGGAATACGCTAGAAGCATCAGCGCACATATAGTTCATTGCTTTTTTAATTTTTCTACTCATTCATAAATATTAAACGACAATCATCTACAAATGCAACTACTTTTTTATAAAATGAAAGCACCCACAAGCATAAGGTAAATCTAGTTCTGTAACCTCGGTAACTAAAGGATTTCTGCCATCATTAGGAATAAGAAAAAACTCGCAATGATACTCACTAAACAGATCACGAATATAGACAGGACTATAAATGCGGTGTGCGTTAAACGCAACAAGTGGCCTTCCAACTGGTACAACAAAAAGCAAATGTTTGTTTGCCATCTTTTTAAGGTTCGCAATTGCTTTGAGATCGCCCTCGTTGTCCAAATCATCTCCGTATCTCCCTAATCCTATATGTTCTACAACATGACAGCATGAAACGCTTTCTACTGGTGAGAGAGGGTGTTTAGTTAAATCGTATTGCGCTACTAACAAATTTGGTACTGACAGCTTTGGCGCTCTAAAATCGTAAAATGTTGTTGGCACTATAGCTGCTGCACAAGTAGATAAATGTAAGCTAGACCCAATATCTACATGGCTTCTTGGGTTTATCTCTTTTATTTTTCTTAGCGCCCAGGATACATGGTAAATGTAGTGTTGATCGAATCCATGACCAGCATCATCGTTCAGACAAGGAAATGCAGATAGCTCAAATCTACTTTCATGCTGCATGAATTTAGTAGCTTGATCTATGTATTCTTGTTCTGTCATTTTCTTGAAATTTCATGCAATTTTTGTAAAGTTTTTTATAGATTTTGTAAAGTTTTTAAAATTTATTGTAAAGAAAATGTATAAAATATTACACAATTTATACATATAGGTATCAATATGTATAGGTAATAGATACTTATAGGTATCAAGAAGGTTACTGCTCTTTCGGTGAACGAACCTAGCCTACCTAGATTCGCCTTCATCTGCTCCATCGGAGTTACAGAACCCGCCAGACTTTCGTTGAATAGGCTCTGGCTTCGCCACCTATCTTGCGCTGTTTCATCAACTACCCCCAGTAACGCTATAATCGTAAATCGCTGGTATGTCGTTAGAGCCTCCAACTTACGAATTAATACTATAACCTAAAACTCAAATTCTTTGTAGTCGTATCTGCCATTTTCTTTTTTATACCATCCAATTACGATGATTCGCCAGCCAGATCTTACGATCTCGGTAAAGAAATCCGAGTCTGCAATTTTCTTGATTCGGCTGGACATATTGCTTTTGGATGTAAGCTGAATACCTATCGTTTCTCCGTTTCCAATAGCCACGATGTCGAATATGCCAAACAAATCTTTTTTTCGCTTTGTAAAGGCATTGTAGCTTTCGACTACATCGCATTTATAGCCTTTAGACTCGTATAGAGCGATTGTGCGGACATTTTGACTAGCCAAGATGTTCTGCCGTCAATCTGCCTTCGGATGCCTCTATGATGGCGCTATGCCATTTCTTAGGGATTCCGTTACGCATCTTCCAGGCATAGGCCGTAACATACTTAACGCCAATCTTGTCGCATAGGTTCTTGATTGAGCCAAACTCTGCCATTAGGTTATCAAATGCTGTTTTTTCCATGATTTCTCCTAGTTGATCGTTTATTCTACATTAGTGAAAAAAAACAACAAGTGTGCAAAAGCAACACTAGGGAAAGTACCTAGAAAATAATATTTGCAAATCTCTACATTTGTAGATTAATATTTCTACATCGCAGTACTTTTTAACAACTCGTGAAGGAGTAGCAAATGAAAGTAACTTTAATTGATTGGATTGGTGTAGTAATCCTGGGTATTATTCTTGGATCTATGGTTGGATTGGGGATCTAATATGTACAACAATAACGCCTACTATGAAGCACCATACGATGACCAAGAAGATGCAGAGCGCATCGCAGAGGAAGCATACTGGATGGTCAAGAACGATCCTAACTATGATCCTACAGATCTTTCCAAACTTGGAGAAGCAATCGGTCAAGACTGTAATAATGTAGAACTCCAGCAATTCATTCGAGATTGTGTAGAGCAAAAAGATTGGGCAAAACTTGGTCTAAAACTTTATACAGTTTCGTTTGAATACTGGGAATCAGCAGCACAACATCATTTAGAGTGAAGGAATAAAGATGAGCAAATATTTAGAACTAAGAAATGTAGATGTATCCGATAAGATAGAGAAAAAGAACAATCTTAGTTATTTATCATGGGCATGGGCTGTAGATACATTGTTGATACACGACCAGAGCGCTACATGGACTTATGGACAGCCTGTAATGTTTGGGGATACATTGATGGTCTTTTGTACTGTTACGGCCTTTGGAAAGTCTATGACTGCCCAGCTACCAGTAATGGATTACCGCAACAAGGCTATACCTAACCCTGATGCGTTTGCAGTTAATACCGCTATGCAGCGTTGCCTGGCTAAAGCAATTGCCTTACATGGTCTTGGATTGAGCCTGTATGTAGGCGAGGATCTTTGGGATGATGTAGATACAGGAGGTGCGTTAGATGCCGATATTTTGGAAATCAAGACGCAAAAAACCCCTGCCGAACTCAAGGTGGCCTTTGCTAAATTATACAAGAAGTATCAAGGCAAACCAGCTCTATTACCCCCAATAACCAATGCTTATAACTTAATGAAAGAGAAATTCAATGAAGTTAGCCCAGGAGCAGCCTGATAATGTTTGCTCCGAATGTGGAGCTTTATGGGGGGTTCACAGACCCAAAAACCACGAGTATCGTATATGGATAGACAAGTGCGATGTTTGTTTCGATATGAGAGCAGTAAGCGATGCTTCAGAGTTTGGATATTTAAAAGAGGGTTGGGATGGTGGAACGGAGGTGGTGTGTTAGTTGTCAGGTTCTTAGGCCGACTGCTGGTTTTAAGTTGGTAAAACTTAATAAAACAAGCAGATGGAAGTGTGGAGTTTGTTTAAATCGTGAAGCAGAAAAAACTTATGGGAAAAAAAATGAAAAAAAATGATTACATTTATAGCAAAGCTGGAACAGATATTACTATTCGTTGGAAGAAGTTATACAACTATGTGCCAGCAAGTGAGCAAGCTCAGTACATTAAAAAATGGGCTGATTTTAGAGAGATGTGTGCTAGAACATTAGATGATGTTCAGCCGACATTTAGCCAAGATGTTGTTAATTTAAGGTTTAAACAAAAATGATTAATAAACTTTGCCTAGAGGCTTTTAATAACTTAGACAAGTCTGTTTACCATCCACAAGAATATTTTATGCTAGGATGGAACGCTGCTATTGATGCTATGTCAGCAGAGTTTGCAAGGAAATGGGAAATGAACGAACTTGCAGATGTGCCACTAGGACAAGGCTATATTGACCCAAATATGGAAGAAGATAAAGAATGAACGATTATTCAGAAATTTA